GCCAAGTAGTAAGTCTTCATACTGGATTGGTGATTTAATTAGGGATTGTAGCACTTTTTCAATTGCTATTCCTTGCCTTAGTAAGTTTATATTCGTAAGAATGTCTTCTTCCCTAGCAGTCATATACTTCATTTCAATAGTACCTGATGAAAGTGGGTTTGTGAGGTCGTATATTTTACCTTGAGATGGTAATTCAATAGTCTCCGTTGGGAGTGTAAACTTTTCTGCCATAATCTTTATTTGTTTTATATTAATAAATATATACGATTAAGGTTTTAACAACTTTTTTACATAAAAAAAAGCCACTTTTTCAAGTGGCCTATTAAAAAGTAATAATTAAGTATACAGCATCAGTAGTTTAGGATACAATAATCCATTCCTATTGTCATTTCAATTGTGATCGCATCTTGGTTAGACCAGTCATAAGAACCAAAGTTTGATGTCTTAATGAAAGCTCCTTTAATAATCCACTCACTTACCACATCTCCTACTGGACCTAATATTGATAGGTTTAAGTTTTTCTTGTAGAAATCGGAATAACCATCTCTACCTGTTACAGATTCATGTGATAAACGAATCCATTCCATTACTGCTTGTTGGCCAGATGGAGAGATTGGGTTGTAAAGATTTAAAGTCATATCTCCCCAAAGAGCTTTACCTTTAACCTTAAAGTATACGTTGATGTGATCAAGTTTAACTTCACTCAAGTCAATGCTCGGTGCAGTTGCACTTTTAATCATAAATGAAGGAATACCATCTATATACATAATAAACCGATTCTGAACTGTAGGTTCAAAGGCGGTAAACATTATCTCATTTGGATCCAATACTGGCATAGTTCTATAATTTTAATTCTGTGTTTTTAATAAATATCTATTAATGCGAAACTTATTAACGGCAATAATGGTGTGCAACTATCTTAAAGTTGATCTAAGAAAGCTCGATCTAAGCGAAAATTTTCACTATCCACTGTAATATAGCCATTATTAATATCACCTTTTACGATCTTACCATCTTTCTCAACATCTTTCCTAATTCTTTTATACCCGTATTTCTTTGTGCGAGGACTTTTAGAACCAGCGCCTGCTTGTCTGTACTTAGAATTAGGAATAATAGTGTAATCAATATCGACATAGTCATGACCATCTTCGTCACGACCTTTTTTAGATATTGTAAAGTCAAGTGACGATCCACTATCACCTGTATCTTGTCCCATATTACTGTAAACTCTACTACTACCTTCGTCTTCTTTTATTGATTTTTTTGAATGACTGCTAATGAACTTTTTTACTTTAGCTTGATCTTCTTTCGATAAAGCCGTAATGTCAGCCATTACTTTTTTCATACTTTCCTTTTCTGTTTCTCTTAGTCCACCACCACTAATACCCTCACCAACACCCTTTTTGAAATGCTCACCTTTTGTTAGTTTACCTGCTTTGATAGCATCTTCAATTTTATCGAAATCTGGTTGTGCTTTTATGGTTTGTCCTTTTTTAAAGGATTTACCATCTAACTTAAAATCCGTCAAAATGTGGTACTTTTGACTTTCTTCAAGATCAGTTTCTTTATACAGACCTTTATCCATTTTCTCCTGAGAAGGCGTCTTCTCCATCATTGCTTCTGGAGAAGCTGCTTGAGATTTTGATTGCTTAGGCATTTTAGGTTGACCCTTCACCGGTACAGTGTATCCGCCATAAGCAGCAGTGCCAGTCTTAGCTTCTGCAATAATTTGCTTACTAAGTGATTCAAATAATTGCTTAGATAAACGTAGTCTAACTTTTGTATTGTTTTTCATCAATTCTTTTTTTGTTTTATGCACCAAATGTTACTCCGGTTGGCAAGATGTTAAAGTCTAACTGAATAAATTCTGCAGTTCTTGTTGGTTGTAAATAAATAGCACCTACTAATAAGTTTCTATCGATTACATCCGGTGTATTGTTAGTTTCATCCATTACTACTCTAAATGCATACAGACCTTGTCTTTGTTGTACGTAATCTAAGTAAGGATTAACTTGAGATAAGAATCTATTTCTAGTAACAGCAGTGTTCTGCTCGAATACCAATGTTTGTGCAATTTGACCAATGTACCCTTTAAGAGCAATTAACAAACGCCTTACATTTACTCTGTCTAAAGCAGATGCTCTAGCTTGTAATGTCTTCTGACCGTATACTACTGTACCTTGGCCTGGGAATACTGCGATTGGATTTACTTTAGCAGTGTACAAAGTGTTTCTTTGTCCTACAGTCAACCTTCTTTCCGGTTGAATTACTGTTGGTAAACCACCTCTATTAAGACCTGCAGGTGCAAACCACTCAGCAGCTACTTTATCATTGTATTCGTATACAGCAGGAATAATTACTGATGCAGGTACAAAATGTAATCTGCCAGTTTCGATTGATCTTACTTGTACCCAAGGCCAGTATGTAGCACCATATGAATTATCATAAGATTGTGCTGCAGTACTTACTGATGAGATTGTTTGATTGTATCCAACCATATCAACTACTGCAATAGCATCTCCACGGTTTTGTACCGTTGATAGTAATGCACTAATTTGACTAGGTGCGTTTTGATTAGATAGTCCTGGTGTGTATATTGAATTATACAGATAAGCATCTACGTTAGCTAATAAATTAATAGCTGTGTTATAATCTGCTGGAAATATACCTTGAATATTATTCGTATACGACGGCACTGCTGATGGTACCACTGGTATGCTTTCATACATATTTAATGCAGCTTGTCCAAAACATCCAAATAATGGTCCTGTAGCAGTTCCAAAAGAACCATTTGCAGATCCACTTCCGTTTACAGGAATTGAACTTGTGTATTGAGCGTAAGCTTGACCTTGTGGATTTAAATAATTTGGTGTAGGTGTAAATACTTCTTTTACTCTAACATAATTAGAGCTATTTGGATAACTACCTGATATTTGTAGATAAGTTTCACTATTTTCTGTAACTACTGTTTCTTTTTGGTCTCCAATAACAAAAGCTATGTAGTTATTTTGATTTGGATCTAATGATAAATTAGTCCAAGTTTCTAAAACAGTTTGACCTGATGTGTAATCATCACCTCTTCTAATAAGTAATGTAAAATATCCAGAAGCAGTATCTGCTTGAACAATTTGATATCTAACATTATTAGCAGAACCAGACGGTAATATACCATTAACACAAGTACTACCAGTGTTGGCACCTTGGTTATTATTCATTACTGTACCTACTGATAAAGTCTCTAACGAAAAAGCGGAAGAAGAACCATTATTGTTAGCAATACTTGCTGTTGCTGAGGTGTATGATCCACTTGCCACTCTAGTAACTAACAACGAAGTACCTCCTTGTTGGAAGTAGTTGTAAGCTGCTTGAGAAGTCATATACTCGTGAGTATTACCTCCAGAAATAAAGGTTGTACCAAATACAGCCTTATACTTTGAGTAGGAAGTTATTAACGTTGGAATATTAGGTTGACCAACAACTGTTGGACCTATTAAAGCAGCGCCTACTGTTATAGGACCTGCTGTTATTTGGGATAGATCATTTTCTCTAAGGAAAACGCCTGGTGAAATTAATGCTTCTGCCATTTTGATAATTTGTTTCTGCTAATAAATAGCTATTAAGAAAGGCAAAACCTAATTTTTTATTATAGAGTATTCTAGTTAGCTGGGATAACTGTAATTTCTCCTGTACTGACATTAATCGACCCGTCTCCGTACTTGGTTCCGAACTCTTTTAATTGTGCTTGTTGGGCTAAAGTATTTCCTTTAATACCTTCTTTTACTCCATCTAATTCTAAATCGATTAAAGTTCTTTGGTAGTGTAGTTCTCCTAAGATAGATGCTAAACGATTAGCTTCTTGTCTGAAAGCTTGAAAATCTTGTAATTCTTCTGCTGTTAATTTCTGACTCATATATTATTTGGTTTTTGTAACTTTAGTTGTTGATTTTTTTGGCTTTCCCGATACTTTTACTGGTTTAGAAGCAGACTCAGTCTTTGCTTTTTCTTTTAACTTGGTAATCAGCTCCTGTATTTCAGCTTGTGGTACTGTGGTTGGTACTGCAAGTGGTAAGTTTTTCTTACGCTTCTGTACTCCATAAATTAAAGCACCTACTAAGGTTAGTGCTGCAAGAGTAAAAATAATTACTAAAATCATATACTATTGGTTTGGTTTATTTAATATAAATATATACAAAAAGTGGCAGAATACTAAATTTATTTTATTTTTTTAATCCGAACTTAATCCGCTTATACCAAGTACGCTCGTGTATAAAATAAATAGCTGGTTTAATCATAAGCTCGACTATACTAAAAGTTGCTCCTATTCTAAGGCTACCTGTCAATCCCCACATTAATAAAAATCCAAATGCGGTACTGATAATTCTATAGCTAATTGTCTTAGCTATATGTCTTTTTACTTGTACCATCTTGATCTATTTTACCTTCTCTAATAGCTGTACCGCTTATCGATCCTACTTCAAGAGGTGGTTCATGATATATTACATCGTATCCAACATATCTACCGTAGTTAATACTTTCAATGTCTGGGATAATTGAAATTAAAATTTTATCCAGGTTTTCCTTAATAAACGGCACTTCTATTAAATCTAAAAACACTCTATGAGCAGATTTAGGATTATTTTCATCTTCCGGAACATCTCTAATTGCTACCCATACGTTTTTTCCTTTTTCTAATTGTTGGTTTATTAACCATTCATGTCCTTTATGCCATGTTTGCCACCTACCAATAAATAATGCGTATTTTTTCATTATAGATATTCTTTTATTTCCTTAATGCACTCTTCCTCAGTTATCCATTCTGTATTTAAGTATAGCACTTCACCATATCCTGGGTGTTCAAAATCAGTTACGTGGTATTGTTCTTTACCTCTATCTAATTCATACACTAAATATACCCATCTAACGTCGTTGCATATACTATTTAAGTACTCTCTTGCTTCTTTATACGGGTATACTAAAGATAAAACTACTTTATTACCGTTGTAATGTAAATATGTAGCAATATCGCTAGCTCTGTTAAGATTATTTATTCTACCTTGCTTACTATAATCTATATTCTTAAACATGGTCCGTAAATGATCTCCATCTATATGGAAATCTGCTTCTAACTGAGTTGCTAGCGTTGTTTTACCACTGCCTGGCTGTCCGAATAATACTATTATCATCGTATGTTATTTATAGTTTCAATATCTAATTCAGATGCTTGATCACTTTCACATATATCACTTATGAATTTTTCAGAATCAACAATTATTTCACTTAATTTATGTAATTTATTTTTGCCATTTAATTGAGTACCTAACGATACTATATCATGTACTATTTCAAAATCATTCTTTAAAAAGAATAATATTTTTTTA